CCGGTTGCGTTACTACAGATTGTGTCACAGTACCTGTTGCAGAGCTTGTCAGTGCAGAGCTTGTCAGTGCAGAGCTTGCCGTTCTTGGTGGTTTCGTAGGTGCAGAGCTTGCAAGTGCAGAGCTTGCCAGTGCAGAGCTTGCCGCTATACTTTTTGTGGGTGCAAACAGACGAGTAAAATACGTACCATTGTCATTATACGACGATGTGTCACTGTCGTCTTTCTCCTCTTGACTATAAACCGTTTGAGGTCTGACTGTTTGGAGTGCCTTTAGCTGTTGAGTTACTTGATTTTCTCTCCTCTGCAAATACTCATGTTCTTTTTCGACATTTGTCAAATCGTTTACCACACTATTTTTTTCCAACACTTTATTAAAAACACCCCCATCAATTAAACCACGCGCAATTTTCATCTCTTTTGGATTCAACGACTTTAGCAATTCATATTCATCACTTACATTGTCTCCGGGTGCGCCCCCAACCATTCTTCTTTGTCTCCTCTTCAAGCCGTTCAAAGTATTGTATTTTCGAATCATTTTGTTCAAAACGGCGATTTTCGCCATATCCTCTTCCGAATTGATAGTCATTTTCACAGTTCGCGTCACCGGCTGTTCACCACTCTTCGAACCAGGCGGTGTGAAAAAACTGATCGTTTTGTCATATATGTCATTGTAATCAAATGAGCTCGAGCTATCATCGACCGGATAAATACGGTTCGTATCCACATACGCCTGATTATCAAGATTGTTTTGGATCGTAACATCAACCAATCGATCATCAACAATATGAATCATACCAAAAGGGGTGCCGCCCTTCTTTTTCCGCCGCTTGGTTTTGTTGTTCTTTCCCTTTTTTTTGTACTTTGTTCCCATGATACTATAATATACCTTTATAAATTATAATATTATTTATTTTTCGGGCGTATTGAAATAAATTTTCCGATACTTTTCAATCTTGTTGTCCGGAATGTAGCCGTTCAAAAACAGTTCGATTGCCCGGTCGCTGTTGTTCAACATCTCGATGATGAAATGGATCGAGTAAACGCCGCACTCCGTGTTGCCTCTCTGGTGCTGTTTGTGGTTTCGCAAAAACTTGAAGTGAATGCCGTTATCAAGACCTTGTAGTTTCACGGTTTTAATAAACTGCGCGACCTCGGTTGGAATATTGCCATTTGCGCTGTCGAAAAACATGATGATACTTTTATTCGCGTCGATAAAGAGAGAGATCCAATGTGAACCAGACTCGTCGTGTTTGTCTAAATTGAACACGACAGCAAATTTGTGTTTGCCAGCCTTCATCAAAGCCCTTAAATCGAATTTGCATAAGGTCTCTTCGTAGCACGTGTTGGAAGATTTGTCCACAATAAAATTAAAGTCGACGGGTGTCGTTGCTAAATATTCGAATGTTTTATCTTTTTCTTCGTACTGTTTCATGATGGCATCAATGTCAAAATTGCTCAACCACTCGTTTTTGTTGTGCAACCACTCAGGAGGGTGCTCTGGTGCAAACAACTGGTTTTTGATTTGTGTGCGGATATTCTTGTCGTCGATTTCTTTTATCCAACATCGTTCGTCTTTACAATCGAGTCTCATTTTAAGTTCGTGCCAAATAAGCACTGGTTTTGACGCGATGATCTTGTTGTCGGGGTGATCTTTGTTGTATTCGTCTCGAATTTTCATTAAGACCTCGAGGGTCATGCATGAATTTTTTACAACTTTTTTATTTGCAACACATGGACTACAATTTAATGATTTGAAATTCTTTTTTGTTTTTTGTAAATTGTTTGATTTTTTAATTAATGTTCTCATTATAGAAATACACTATATAAATTTTTTATTTGGCTGCAACCTTTTTAATGATCTTCTTTTTGGGTGCTTCATCGACGCTAGTTGCAGGCGCTGCGCTAGTTGCAGGCTTTTCTGCAATTGATGCAACAGCAGGCGCTGCGCTAGTTGCAGGCTTTTCTGCAATTGATGCAACAGCAGGCGCTGCGCTAGTTGCAGGCTTTTCTGCGCTTGATGCAGAGCCACCAACCTTGGCCTTCTTTGCAGCAGGCGCTTCTTCCTCATCACTGTCAGCAACCTCTGTACTAATTTGAGCACTTGATGGTGCGTCTTCAGCATCCTCGGTATGCTCTACATCCATGGCAACTTTATCTTCTTCGGACAAACTGATGTGGCACTTGCCAAAAACGCTGACAACTTCCTTGGGCTTGACAACCGCTTGAACAAGCTTCCAGGTGACGCCCCAGCCCTTGCCGCCAATCCAAATGCCGCCACATTGTAAGACACACGCAACGTTACTCAACTTGGGAACAAAGTGGGCAGGAGTGAGCTCATCGTTTTCGCAAGGGAAGATCAAGTTGCCAGTGGTGTCGTACAACTCTACGTTCCACTTGTTCTCCTTCTCGTAAAAGGGGACCTTGGCACTAAGCGTAGGACTCTTGGTCATGTCGGCCTTCTTGGTGCCCTTGATCTTGGGGTACTTGAGAATGGGGAAGAAACTGTACTTGGCAATGTCGAGGGTAAGCTTCTCGCCCCACCAGAGCTCCGAGTTCTTGACAGCCTCGTTCAAAATGGCCTGTTCAAAAGCGACCAACTTATCCAAAAACAGCTTGGAGTTCTTGTTGGCATACTCCTCATTGGGAAAAGTGAGTGAAAGACTAAACTTTCCATCTGAAATGCCGGTAGTAGGATCGACGAAATCGCTGATGCCCCAAGTGGTCAACAGGGGAGATGAGATGTGCAGACCACGTCCAGTCTGGTTACTAATAATGTTGATGGACTTTCCTTGCTTGTCGTTCACCTTGGGAGGAGTGAAACGAATGGCCTCAGGGACCCAAGTGTTGACATCAAGTACGATAGGAGTTGATTTGGCAGCGGCGGACATTTTTTTGGTGTGTGTGTGTAGTTTCTTTTACGAAGTTAGCTTTAATTTCTATTTTGTGAAAATATTAATTTATGATTTTTTGTCAAAACTTTTCGTTGTCGTCGTCCTGATTCCAAACAAAAAAACGCGAGGACGAAAATCTCAACTAAAGAAAAAAAAGAGTTTGTTTACAAAAATTATATTAAACATTATTATTATATAACCCTATTACGAATTGATAAAAAAAATGCTTTCGAAAATGGCAAAACCAAAGGAAAAAACAGTCATAGACTCATACAACGAGATTGTGAAAAAAGATTTAAGCAAATCAAAACTCCCCGAATTAAAGCAATTTGCAAGAGAATTAAATATTAAAATTTCTGGTAATAAACCTGCTATTGTGACCCGAATCCAAGAATGTTTACTACATACACGCAGTGCGGTAAAAATACAACGAATCGCGCGCAAATATTTAGTCACAAAGTGGTTTAAGATGAAAGGTTCCGCAAAAAACTGTGTCAACGAGACCGATTTCTACACTTTGGAGCCTTTGTCTGAAATCCACTATTTATATTATTTCCAACACACCGACTTGAGCCACAATTACGGATTCAATATAAAATCGTTGTGTGCTCTTGCTGTGAAAAACAACAACAAGTTTCAGAACCCTTACAATCGAGAGAATATGAAGCAAGCTGAACAAAAAATCGCCGACGTGGTGAAATTGACCAACGCTATCTTCCCCGACAACCAGTTGATGAGAGACATTATAGAGATGAATGATGGGATTGTGCAGTCGCCGATTCTCTCCTTGATTCGAGAACGTAGACCAGTGGTTGTCAATCGGTTTTCGAACCTTGTGAGGGCGCTTGACCGCATGACTATTGAACAACGCATTATCGGGCTATTTATGCACATCGATAGTTTAGGCAATTATACGCAAACGAGTTGGCTGACCGAACTATCAAGCAATAAAATGTATCACATGGTTACAAGAATTCATCAACTCTGGCAATATGTTCCAAGAGACGTTCGCACCCGAATTTGCCCTCACATTTCGCCATTTAGCGAGACTGTTTTTGGTACCGCGCCGATTTTGCCGAACGAGATTCATTTAGGAATGTTGCTTCGCATGGCTGAGGTCTTGGTTTACAGCGCACCTGACAAAGAACTGCAGAATTTAGGCGCAATGTATTTTTTGACAGGTCTGACAATTGTTTCTTTGGGTGCCAGGGCCCAACTTCCATGGCTCTATGACAACTTCTTCACGATTGTGCAGTGATATCCAAATGTATTTATGCGTTAAACTACTTAAAAAAGTAACACTATAGAGTGTATAAAAAGAAAATGGTCCGCAAAACTAAGTCTACCGAGTCTACTACTACTACTCCCGCTGTTACTGTTACTGTTGAGTCAGTCCCTGCCGCCGCCGCTCCTGCTGCTGCTGCTGAGAAGAAGCAGCGAAAGCCCAAGGCTGCTGCTGCCCCCGCCTCTACCCCTGTTGTCGAGGCCCCTGTTACCGCTCCCGCTGAGGAGCAGGTAGCTGCTGCTGATGCCTCCACCCTCTCTTCCAAGTTGTCTGACTTCAGTTCCAAGATCCAGCAGGTCACTGCCATCTTGTCCACCATGAAGACTGACTACAAGGTCCTTGAGAAGTCTGTTTCTCGCGAACTCAAGAACGCTTCCAAGTCCAAGAGAAGCAAGAAGGCTCCTAACCCCAACAGACAGCCCTCCGGATTTGTTAAGCCCTCTGTCATCAGTGACGAGCTCATCAAGTTCCTCGGCAAGGAGGCTGGCACCATGATGTCCCGTGTTGAGGTCAGTAAGGAGATCAACGCCTACATCACTGCCAACCAGCTGAAGGACAAGGTATCCGGCAGACAGATCAATCCTGATGCCAAGCTTGCCAAGCTCCTTAAGGTTGGCAAGGATGAGGTCCTCACCTACTTCAATCTCCAGAAGTACTTGAAGGTTCACTTCATCAAGGCTGCTGCCCCTGCCTCTGCTTAAGCGAATGGATGAATCTTTCAATGGATGTAAATAAAAATTAAAAAATAAATAAAAAATAAATAAAACCACCCCCTTATTTATTTTTTTTATCCTAAACAAAAAAAATGAATATAAAGATTGTGCACTATTTCTTTGTATACAATCCATGTCTATAAAGTATCAAATTGAAGAGACGGAGACTCAACCAGGCGTCCCTAAGTTCGTCACCGACTACATCGCCACTAAGAAGCCTCACATTATTTTTTTAACACCTTGCTACAACAGCAGCATGTATTGCACGTATACCGAGTCTCTTCTCCAAACCATGTTTATGTGCAAAGACCTCGGGATCGATGCAACTGTCCACTTTTGCCGCAACGACAGTTTGGTGTCTCGTGCGCGCAACAATTTGATCGCCAAAGCCATGCACATTAAAACTGCGACCCATTTCATGTTTATCGACGCTGACATCACTTGGAATCCTTTTGACATCATTAAGCTTCTTGTGGCTGATAAACACATAGTTGGCGGCATTTATCCTATCAAGAATTATGATTGGGACAAGGCCATTTCGAACCCGCAGCACATCAATGATATTTTGGAGCGAAAGAAGAAGTCACAACTCAACACAATTTACACCGATCAAACGTTTGTGAAAACAAACATGGTGCGATATAATGCCAACTACAAGTCAAACATGCTCGAGATCAAAAACAACTTGACTCAGGTTCGCCATCTGGCCACGGGATTTATGTTGATTCAACGCAGTGTGATTGAGGTCATGTCCAAAGCCTTTCCGCAAACCAAGTACGTTGACGATGTCAATTTTTTGACGGGGTCCGAAAACGATTTCGCTTATGCACTTTTCGATTGTGGTGTCGAGGATGGCCACTATTTGTCGGAAGATTGGATGTTTTGCCACCGCTGGGCGAAGATGGGCGGCGAAGTGTACGCCGATATCACCGTCGATTTGGATCACACTGGCATCGAGACGTTTAAGGGCTCGTATGTCTCGTCCATCATGTAAAGGAAACCTACGGTTTCCTTTTAATCCTTCCCTTTTAAGGAAACCTACGGTTTCCTTATGATCCTTCCCTTAATTATAAAAGCAACGTAATAAATGAAGGATCATAAGGGAACGTAGTTATCTTAAAAAGGAGGGATCATAAGGGAGCGTAGTTCCCTTAAAAAGGAGGGATCATAAGGGAACCTTGGTTCCCTTAAAAAGGAGGGATCATAAGGGAGCGTAGTTCCCTCAAAAAGGAGGGATCATAAGGGAGCGTAGTTATCTTAAAAAGGAGGGATCATAAGGGAGCGTAGTTATCTTAAAAAGGAGGGATCATAAGGGAGCGTAGTTATCTTAAAAAGGAGGGATCATAAGGGAACCTTGGTTCCCTTAAAAAGGAGGGATCATAAGGGAGCGTAGTTCCCTCAAAAAGGAGGGATCATAAGGGAACCTTGGTTCCCTTAAAAGGGTTTAAAGGAAACCTTAATTTCCTGTATAATGAACGAGATCGACGCATTAACGTTAAAACTATTGACCAGTAAGAAACGATACAATACTTATTTGGCAACCGCGAACCCAGATAAATCTGCAGAGATTCAAGAGTATTACGACAAAATCCGTCGAAACAAGAGTCGCATGAAAGAAATCATCGGTAAGTATTTAGATAATCCAGACACAGAGACCTGCAACGATATCGATGATATGTTTGAAAACTGTTTCAAGACGTTGTTGAAACACTTTGAGATGAAAGATTATGAAGACAAATGTGCTCGACATGGTTACGACGAGACTGATTCTTCGGAAGAGGATGAACAAATGTTTGCTAAAACGAATGCTGATGCTGATGCTGATGCTGATGCTGATGCTGATGCTGATGCTGATGCGGACGAAGCAAATGCTGATGAAGAAAAAGAAAAAAAGAAACCCACTCCAAATACATCATTTTGGGGGAACAATATAAATAAACGTGGTAGTAATACACTTGACAAGTTTATTGTTAAAAAATAAAGAAAAAAAACCAATATTTATATGTAAAAATATTGGTGTTTTGTAATATAACAGCCATGTGGTATTTTTCATGTTCATTAGTGAAAACATTATAGGGACCATACTTCATGGATTTGATCAAACTTTGAACTTTTATCTTGTAAACTTTTATTTTATATATTTTCTCTCAAGAAAAGCCCAGGTTTCAATAAGAGAACAATATTTTTTCTTAATCTTTGATTGTTATGCTTTCAGTCTTTCAGCTTTCCAACTTTCATCTTTCAGGCGCAAATAATGTTTTTGATATTTACATTATTTATAAAGCCTCTGTATAATGATTTGTTTTCGAAGAACAATATAATATTCATAAGCGAGAATATCAGCCGCCACTATGATACGAAAAACTTTCGTCGTACTACCCAAGAAAGGTGATGTTCGCCCCATCCTCACTCCGCGAGCACCTGTCACATACTCCTCAATTGTGTAATTATGTGTCCACATAAAGGAAACCAAGGTATTCAGCCCTATGGGCTTATGCCTTTTGATCCTTCCTTTAAAGGAAACTACGTTTCCTTTTTTCTTTTTTTTCCTTTTCCTTTTCCTTTTCTTTTCCTTTTCTTTTTCTTTTTTTTCCTTTTCCTTTTCCTTTTCCTTTTCCTTTTCCTTTTCCTTTTCCTTTTCCTTTTCTTTTTTTTCCTTCTCTCTTTTTAACAAAAAAAAAGGAAGGATCAATCAGCCCGTCGGGCCTTAAGCAAAGCGGCGCCCTTAGGAAACGTAGTTTCCTTTAAATTTTCGTCAACGCATTCGACTCACTCAAGACATAATCAACATTCGCATTAAAATCCTCAATCGTTGTTTCCAACTCTCTAATAACGTCATCGAGACCCAGCGGATCGAATATGTCAATCGGATCACCCTTTGCAATACCATCCGACACTGTTTGGATCACCTGCGCATCTGGCTTGGAGTCCTTCCCACAAATAATCCGGACATTATCATCGATCTTTTGCTGAACCCTCATTCGGTGTGCTTCGGCATCAATCGTCACTTGCTGACGCTGTCTCTTCAAACTCTCTAACAAATTGGTTTTGTGTGCAATCGTGTTCTTGAATTCGATCGCCTGCGCGACCGTCATCTTCTTGCCTGCAATCTCGACCTCCGTCGTCGCATTCGACAACACGATTGCATTCTTGATCTTTTGGCGCCGATCAATGAGGTCGTTCAGACTCTGATACTCAGAGACAACCGTCTTCTTGAACTCCTCTTCGCTATGATTGTAATTCTTATTCTTTGTCTTGTATGTTATAAATGTCGTATAATCAATTATCTTGTTAATTCTGCTATCGAGGGTCTTTATTTCGACCAATGCGCGTGTAATTGAAAGCATAGTCTACATAGATAGAGAGACATATCTTTAAGTTATATTTAGTTGAGTGTAATATGCAAATAAACATCAGACAGCCTTTCGACACTAAATATCTCGACCGTGTTCGCCCGTGGTATTCCCTCGCCCATTTTCACAATCACTTGTTCTTTCTTGATGTGGAGACAATCAAGAGAAAATGAACACTTTTTTTTACCAAGGGAATACTCAACCATGTCTCTTTGTCTCCACAAGTCAAACAAATTGTATGTTAAAAACACGTGAATATTGTTATCTTCGTCCAATTCCACATTGTCCGGCAACTCCGGTTCACAATGAACAATACAAGTATTGTTGTATATCAGCTCGCTGTGCCAGAGAGGCACATAATACGTCTCCTCCTCCATTTTCAACTTGTAAACAGACTGGTCCAGCATATCGTCCAAATTCGGGTTCAACACAAATGCGTTGCGAATCGGCGCCCCCCGAATCACTTCCGAGACACGCTGCAAAAACTCATCCGATAAATGTAGAGACTCTTTGTATTTCAACAGTATATCGTATATTTTTGTCGCACGGGTCGCGTCCATTTTTTCGAAAATCTTGGTCTCGCATGTCTCTATAATCCGCATAAAGAGAGGATGAAACACTCTCTTCTGCAAGTGTTCGTTGTTGTATAACGTCTCAAAGAATGAAGAGACAGAGGTTGTCCATGTCGAATATGTCTCGTTGATCGAACCACTGTTATTTAACAAAAAATCGTGCGCCTCTTTGATCGCTTGATATCTCGCGTTTGCATCCGGCGACTTGTTTTTGTCCGGATGATATTTCAGCGCCATCATTTTGTATTGTTTTCGAACTGTCGTGATTGAGACATTTGTTGCGTCAAGTTCAAGAATTTTACATGCTTCTAGGTAACTCTTCATACTTGAATATCTTGATTATTATGTAGTGCATAATACTTTCTAAGTGATAAATCGGCCTGTAATTATTATTAAAATATTTCAAAAAATTGTACATCCGGGTCAACACGTCGCTGATGTCTTGCCCTTTCAGATAATCATTTTCGACAAAATACGATAAGATGTACCAGAGACATTCTACCACGTCAAGATTGTAAATGAGAATGTCGTAGAGGGCGTCTCTGAAACTTGCGTGGACCAGTTTTTCCGGCGCCAACATTTGCTCGATCACCACGTCGCAAATCACGTTGAATATGTCGTCGGGGACATTTTCCAATTTACTGAACGAATTCAACTCTTTAATGTTCAGTACATTCTTCATGTCAATGGACTTGATGAGAGCGCACGTTTTGTCGCTCGTGTCCGCCTTCTCACGGTTGTTCGAAATGCGGTTTACAAATTCGTCTTCCACCGAGAGTTGCTCTAAAAACACTTTGTTGTATTTTCGGATTTTCGGAAGTTGCTTGATCATCTCGGTGTACATTGACTTGTCGGGTCTCTTGACATGTATGAGTTCACATGCATCCAAAATGTTGTTGTGAATGAAACTCACATGCTCGCTGATGATGATAAATCTCAACTGGATCGACGACAGTTTTGTATTATACTCTTGGATGTAGCTGTAAAAGATCTCCAACAGTTCGGTGTGAATCAAATGAAAATTTTTACAAACTACGATGCCAATTTTGTCCGACTTTACAGAGACAATGTCAACGATTTGCTGGACAATTTCGTGCCAAATGAGTTTGGAGTTGCATCCCAATAACGATATGTCGATTTCGTAGTGAATGTCGCTGATGTGGTACTGGTATGTGTATTTCTCATTTTGGAGACAAATTTTCTTGTCATGCTCGAGCTTGCTCGGACTGTATTTGTGGATCGCGTACAACATTTGGGTGTTCTTGCCTACGCCAGGGGGGCCGTAAAAAATCAGATTCGTCAGGTCGTGCACATTTTTGGGGAATTTCGCGAAATAAGGAATCAATTCAGGGTGCAGATTATAATTGTTCACCGCTCTCAAGTACTCGTCGAAATGGGTTTCGTAATATTTCATAATAAATGAGACTGAGGTTTCCTTTAAACGGTTTAGAGACTTCGACATATAAGTGTATAATGAATATTCTGAACAACACTCAATGGTTTTTTTACCATGATGCAATCGAAAACGCGCGCATGAGAGACACGAGACAAATACTTACAACAGAACAGTTTGAAACGATTGTTTTCCAAAAGTCCTGCAAATTTTATTTACCCACATTTGGTGATAATACTGAGACGATTGAACTCGAGACACCAATGACCGTTCTACAAGTTCTCACAATGGTCGATGAATTCTATCGGAGACCCCTTTTACAAGAAACTGTTGCAAAACTGTTTGAAGGATTAGACAAAGAGTTTTACGACGCATGGCTCGATTATCGGAGCGGCATTCAAGATTTACATAATTACCACTTGCTGAATGATTCTTCGAGTCTACCTCAGTTCAGAGGCTTAGAAGAAGACGACGATAATGGAGGTTATTGGGTTATCATCGACTAACTGAAAGGGAACAAAAAGAGACAAACAAAAGACAAAGGGAAGGATCAATCAGCCCGTCGGGCTGCGCCCTTAGGAAACCGTAGGTTTCCTTTAAAGGAACACGCTCTGGACCGGTCCAACCATTCCAAATTTGTCACTGAATTCACGATAATGTACGTGGCTCTTCAGCTGTTTTCCAGACGGAACCACATACTCCGACCCCTTGTCAAACGATAGAGTGGCGACCCCTAAATCGTTAGCCAAAACAACCCCGCTGTTACTAAAATCGTCGTAAGCCTGCTCCACCGGCTGAACCGTCGACCCAGGTTTCGCCGCCCAATAAACAACCTTCGCACCAGGAGTGACATTCACTTCTACACTTGTATCTCCTACATTGGTCTTCAAAGGAACCACCGCCGACGGCAGAACCGTGTCTCCTAAAAACGGCAGCCAAGTTGTGCGATCGATTGCCAAAATGAACCCGCAAATTGCAAAGAGAGCATACACAATCTTATGAATCGCCGCACGTTTGTTGAAAACGCGGAAGTAAACAAGGTTGAAATACTCGGCCAAGTTGTAATCGAAAAAGAGAGCACCGTAGTGAATAGCGCTAAACAAGACAATCGCAGTAACCACCATTCGTAGGGTGTACATCACATAAACATCGGTCATAATCATTTCTTTCTATATACATGTATAGAAAGAAAACCCGGTTCTATTCACGTTTGATATAAGAAAACTCGATCGCCGTTCCGATCACGAACCAAACCGATATAAACGCAAATAATAGTAATAACCACTTATATTCAAATTTTACCATCGAGTTAACACCAGCACTCACTAAATAATATACGAAAGCAAAGAACGATACATTACCGATAATAAACGACCAATCGAATATTTTCAGCTCTTTCGTGTGCTTTTTATTTAATTTTAAATCAAATGATCCCGTTTTCGTCGATTTGAAACTATATGCGTTCAATATTTTGATTAAACTGTACACATTCATAAATACAAAACTAATTCCGAAAAACAAAAATATTTTATACAATACACTTTGTGAAAAAATGGTTGTGATCATCATGTTGTCCACAGCATTCTGCGTATTTCCATGGACGAATTTGATAAACTCGTTCACACCTTTTAATAATGGGTCTCTAAACTGGAAAACATACCCATACGAAAATATATAAGCAATAATCAGCATGGCATAACCCCAAAATTTTGTATGTTTCTGAAACAAATACATGAGAGACACTGCGTAAACTATAATTACCGAAATAAAACCTTTTGAACACGATTCGTCCGCCATTTACATTATTCTGATATTTTTACTCTCTTCGATTTATTCTTATTCTTCTTCTTTTTGTCTCTCGCTTTCACAATAACTGATCGACGCGTCTTCCGCTTTTTCGTTTTCTTACTTGATGATTGTTGTAGAGCAGAAGAGCTTGTCTCCTCCAATTCTCGCTGGCCATTCCTCATGATAATTCGGTAAAAACGAATCCCCTCTTGGTTGTTGGGAATAAAATGGATCACATCCCCTTCCTCTCCGTCTTTATAAATATCAAAATCTGGATCGTTAAAGTCGTAGACTCTATGAATTTTCATTTTGTTTAAAGTATATATACTTGTAATCACATTTTTTTTATGACAAATAAGTCTTCGTAATCCACTCCACCACCTCTTGGGTCTCACATGTCTCAAAATCGAACTTTTTCAGATCAAAGAATTTCGGCTTCTTCATCTTTTCCGTCTTGTAAAAAATATATGCACCATATTTGCTTTTCCGAATGCTCAGCTCTGGCGTCAACACGCGTAGCAGACTTTCTTTTTCTAAATGGGAGACAACATCTTCTAATTCAATCTTGTCGAGACTCTTGTCAAGTGGTTGTTTAAGAGACACGTGGATTTGATCGCCGTATTCGAGGTAAGGGCCATATTTTCCAACTTTCAGTTTGATTTCATATTTGTTCCACGTCCCTAAAATGCGATCCTCAATCTCCGCGAGCTCCTCATACTTGTACGCACCTGCCTCTAATTTCTCCATGTCAAATTTGAAGTCTCTCTTGACTGTCTTGTAGAGACCCGTGTTTTTTTCCTTCATTACGAAACTGTTTTTGTTTGACGACGTCGCCTTGCAAAATACCAAGACATAGTTATCGTTGTCTGCCAGCGCATAGACCTTCTTCTCCCCCTTTGTAATACTCTTGATTTGTTGTTTCATGTCTCTGTAGCAATCCTCACACACTTTGTACCACAACTCTTGTCCGGTGGCCACTTGGTCCAATCTCTCCTCCATGTCTTTCGTGTAATTGTATGAAAAGAGACACTCAAAATGTTTTATTAAGAACTCGATCGCCACTATCCCTATCGGGTCGATCACCAATTTGTTGTGCTCCGCGCCCATCGTCTTCTCGCACGTTTTTTCCGTCGGTTCTTTGTCTCCACTTCTCAACATGTATTCGAGACATTTCTGTTTCGTTCCCGCAATATCTGTCTTGTTTACATATTTTCGCGTCTGTATGATGTCAACCAACATGGAAAATGTTGAGGGCCGCCCAATGCCCATGTCTTCGAGTTTGCTGATCAAGCTTGCCTCTGTGTATCGAGAGTGTTTATTCGTAAAACCCACAGTGGTTTGTATATAATTGTACTGTATTGTGCGCGCTGTCTGAGACCGCATAGACATAGATGAAAACAATTGTGGTGTGACAAGGGTCGATGTCTCTTTTGTCTCTATCGCGTCTAAAAACCCTTTAAACTTTGGTAACTCCAGAGTGTGCTTGTATTTGTGATTATCGGGCGCGTCGACCTCGAGAGGCAGCGTGTTGAATATCGCAGGCGCCATGCAACTTTGCACCGTGTTTTGCCAAATCAGTTTGTAAACCTTCGAGACATGTTTGTTGTCATTTGCTCCAATCAAGACAATGTCTCGCATCAAAATATTCGTCACGCGAATCGCCTCGTGCGGATTGGTCGAATCATTGTTCCCGTGCAACTCGAGAAGTTGTGGGTTCACGTGTTTTTCTGTCCATTGTTTGCTAATATATGTAGAGGCAACGTCGATGAAAATTGGCGAATATTTGCGATTCTCAGTTCGCATGTAGGTGATGTGGCCGAGTTGATACAAGGTTTGACAACAGGCCATCGTCTCTTTCGCGCCCATGTGCAATGTATTGTTTGCCGCTTGCAGGATTGCAGATGTGTTGAACGGTTTCGGAGGCGAACGCTCAGAGAGTTTTTGCGGATGTGCGAAAAATTTGTGTTCGTGTTTTGTAGAGAGACTCAAGAATTTTTTGACATCCTCAGGGGTCTCAAACTCCTTGTCAAGGTCAAACATGAGATTTTGCGGGAAAAAACATGCGGACACTTTATGTTTCTGTGCACTCTTGTTCTCCTTGTCTCTGGCGACCAAGTCGTTCTCGTAAACCAATCGGAGGGCGGGAGTTTGGCAGCGACCGGCGGAGAGAGAATTATTGTTTACATACGTCCATAATAGTGGAGAGACACTGAAACCCACCAACAGGTCCAACACTTGTCTCGCTTGTTGGGCGCGCACCATGTTCATGTCGATCGTTCGTGGGCTCTCTATCGCTTTCAACAAGGCAGCCTTCGTGACTTCGTGGAAAACAATTCGACTCGTGGTTTCGGGCGGCAAATCAAAGACCTCGCAAATATGCCACGCGATGGCCTCTCCCTCTCTGTCATGGTCGGTCGCTAATATGATGTTTTGTTTAGGAAATGTAGAGATAACCGCCAACATCTTTTTTAAGTGCGCCTTTTTGTCGGGGTCCACTTTGTACCTTGTCTCGAAATTGTTTTTGGTGTCGATGCTTTTCAGATCGTTTATGCAGCGAATGTGACCATTACAAGAGATGCATTTATAGTTGGGACCCAAATAGGTCTCGATGCTTCCGCACTTGCTGCTGGACTCTACGATTAAAAGTTTTTTTGTTGACATATAAAGAAAACCTAGGGTTTCCTTTAAATCCTTCCTCTAAGAAGAAAGGAAATGAACAAAAATTGATATGTCTTGCTTCTTGATAAGCGATACGCACATCAAATCTAGTTTGTTTTTTTTTGTAACATCATATTATATAAGCATGCCAACAGACGCGTTTAAGACCGGCACTCCGGTTTTTAAAGGAACTTCTAAAATTGCGAATAGAGCGACCAAAACTAACAAAGATGGTGTTTATAAAATACGTCAGCCTCTTGGTTCTTACAAAGATTTTATGATAGTTGATTTTAAAAAAGGTACTGCACAAGATATTTACGCAGAGCTTGATCTATACTATAAATTTGGAGGAATGCAAATTTCCCCCATGATATATTTTGTAAAGTTACCGGGTGTTAAAGAACCAGTGACGCTAAGTAAGTTCGTCAGACTTTACAGAGACAAACACGTAATACCAGAGTCTTATTTAGTTGAAAAAAGTAACTGCGGTAACGCGATTTTAGAGTTTTATGGGACAAGTTACATCTCAATGTTTTATAATCTCCGCAAATTTCTTGAAGAAAAAATTGTCGGCAATGGTTATGTAAACACCGATATAAAAATAGCCAATCTGTGTATTGACGGCATGGGAAACTTTCTATTGATTGACCTCGACCCAAATTTTATCCAACCGGTTCAGTCATCAGATCACCAAGATGATTACGTCAATTATATGTTATTTCAGGTGTATTGTAATTTGTGTATGTCGCGTAAAATGGTTTTTAGTATTAAGGACCTTAACGACATTGTTGAAAACTACGATTTGAGACAAATGATTGCGCGCTTATATTCTTTTAAAGTTGGTGATAAAAAGGAATATACTCATCCGCTTAGTAACTTATTATGGTACAGTGGAATTAAAGATAAAAAACGTTCTTATTATGCCAATGCGAATGAATTTTATAACGATATTATCAATGCTTTAACTAATTTACCAAAGATTCCGAGTGCAAAGATTGCGAGTGCAGAGATTCCGACTGCAGTGATTCCTACTGCAGAGATTCCTTTTTCGGGTTTTTCGAGTGAAGACGAACCTACGATGATGATGCACTATGATCAAGAAAGTCCCACTGCAGACAGACCTACGCCATATTATGCTACCCCGAGTAATTCCTCTACAACTGGTTTTCCTTCATTACGTATTAGTTCCGCGAGTTATTCTACTCCATTTATTTCTAATTATTCATTCGATCCAAGGTCTTTCGAAGGAGGAGCAGGACGCAAAAAAACAAAGAGACGCATGCCGAAAAAACGAAGTATGAAGAGTAGGAGGATGAGGAAATAATACTATTTCATACAAAAAATTTACACTTTCGTATGAAACACATGTACACCAATTAAGAAAAGATACCATAAATCGTGACATACTTGTCAAAATACGATTTGCTTACGAGCATTCCATTTGCACTTGGTTTTCGGCAGTAATAAACATACGCATCATACGGAGACAATGACAGATCTTCTCTTCTAAGCTCATTCATCGCCACTTGTACGTCCATCTGCTTGTCCCAAAGCGTGTTTCGCATCCGATAAATA